AGCCCAGGCTTTCCAGCCCTTCAAGTTGCCGTTTAGTGCATCCTCGATAAAGCTCGACATCGCATCTTGAATTTTGCGCAGCGCCTCGATCTCAAACTCGCTCATTTCGTTGGTCTTGGCGTCGATCTCTATAAGTGATTTTTTCCAGGCGTTGCCGATCGCCTCGGCGATCTCTTCCTGGCTCTTGCCGGTCTGCTGGCCCAACTCCTGAATCTTAGCGGCTGTCTTGGCGAACTCGACTTCTATGCCGGCAATGCGGCGGTTTTCCGGATCCTGGATGGCCCCGACCTTGGCTGATTGCGCGAGGTCGGCATATTGATCGCGCAGGCGGGCGAGCTGCGCGGCTTGTTCTTTGGTGAGCTCGAGTTGTTTAGCGATGTTCTCATCGCTGACCACATACTGCTTGTTTAGTTCCTCCAGTGCGTCTTTCAGTTTGCCGTTGCCCTCGGCCGCGGCGATGTAGGCGTCGCGCAGCGCCGGCAGGTTTTTACTCGCCAGATTGTCGACGTTGACGCCGAGCGAGACGAGCGTGGCGCGCGCCTCCTCGACATCCTTGGCCACGTTGGGCGGGATGATAACGCCCTCGGCGACAAGTTTTTCCTTTAACGCTAAAACGTCGAAAGCCTGGGCCGCCTTGGCCGCGGTCACTTCGCCGTACTGAAGTTTGATCCGCTGCTCTTCTTCTTTGGCGATTGCCGCCTGTAGGCTCTTGGTATAGCTCTCCATGGCGCTGGTCAATTTGTCCGGCCCGGCCTGGGCCGCCTTGCCGACACCCAAGAGCGCGCCGCCGCCGGTAGGAGTCTTTTTGAGGCTCGCGTCTAGCGTGTCTTTTTGCGCCTGGAGCGCGGCTAGCTCGCCAAAGACTTTTTTTAAGTCTTCCGGGATCTGCGGGTTAGGCGTGTTTAGACTTTCCTGCTGGCCCTTCGTCAGCTTACCGACTTCGCGGTTGGCGATCTTTTGCAGCGACTCGATGCGCGCGCCCAGGTTTTCCGACTCTATCGTCGGCGTACTCACCTGGCGCAGCCGGAGAAACAACTCTATCAAGCTGCTGACGGCCGGTGCGACCTTGTCGATTAACGCCGCCGACAGGCGGATCATTTCGTCTTTGAACTCGCCCAACCGGCGGTAAGCCTCCGCTGTTTCCTGGGATAGCTTCGGCAAACCCTTCTCGGCGATCTGTAGGATCGTCGGGATCAGTTCGGCGCCGGCCTTGCCGAAGATTTGCGTCGCGATGGCGGCGCGTTCATTGCGGTTGGCGACCTTGCCCAACGCTTCGGCAAAAGTTTCGAGAAACTGGTCGGGTGTCAGCTGTTGCAACTGCGCGACATTCAAGCCGAGCAATTTCAACGACTGCGCCGCGCCAACGGAGTCGGCGGTCATAAGGCCGAGGTTTTTCTGCGCCTTTAAAATCCCGGTAGCGAAAGCGTCGAGGGAACTGCCGTTTTGTTGCGTGACGACGCGCAGACCGCCCAGCGCGGCGATACTAATGCCGGTCTGGTCCGATAGATCGCTCAGGTGATCGCCCAGATCAACGACGCCGTCGATAAACGCTTTGATGCGGTCGAGCGCGAAGATGCCGCCGATCGACGTGCCGATAGTCTTAGCCAGCGAGCCGATGCGGCCCGCGGTCTGGGCAAAATTGCCCTCAATCTCGCGCAGCTGTCCCTGGATATCTTTGATATCCGCGGAGATCGAGAAAACGACTGAGCCGACAGAACTAGCCATGGGCGGCACCATTTAGCGGCCGGATACCGAAGCCGGCGAAGAAAGCCGTCATGGCTTCTTCTTCCTCGGCTTCGGTACGGCGCGGGCGGCTTATAGGCGCGAAATCAAGAGGTGTAAAGGGTTTCGGGCGGTGCTTGGGGTCGCGATTACAGTTGGCCACGGTCGCAGCAACGATGCCAGCGCAGAGATATTCGCGTTCGGTCTTGGTCTTCCATGCTTTCACGAGCGCGTGGTATTCCTTTGGAGTTAGTTGCCAAAATTCTTCTTCTGTCAGTGCGAGCTCGACTCGGGAGAAGCTCCAATGGGCAAGCCAGTCGGTTGCCCCGCGGGCTTTTTTTTCCCGTCGTCAAGTTCGTCGCCTGCATCGCTGTCGTCTTTTTTCGGCCAGCACTTGTCCAGACATTCGACGATCTTGGCGTCGATATAACCGCGGTCGGTGATCAAGGCGCCAGCTGTCTGCACGGTGATCAATGGATCTTCCTTAACAAGAGCGGCCCAGAGCATGGCCTGAAGAAAATCCGCCGGGAAAAATCCTGCGATGGCGCGGCGCAATTGGGCCGTGCCGACATATTCGTCGATCGACATCCAGGCGGCCGGCGCCAGGCCGCGAAACTTGTTTAGTTCGCGTTCGGCCAGGCGCAGCGCCTCATGGTCGAAGACCATGAACCGCTTTCGGTCGAGCTCGATCTCGATGGTTTCAATCAAGCGCATAATTTAAGCAGTGAGTGTCGGCGAAGCCGTAACTTTCAGCGACATCTGCGCCGTAACGATCTGGTCGTAGGCCAGCGGAACGTTGAACTTGGACACCCGGGCCGTAAACTCGAACGTTGTCGAGGTCGCGTTGGCCAATATCACGCGCCAGGTTATAAGTGTCTGGGCGATCAGATCGTTGAATAGTTGGACGTGCAGCGCGATAGCCGGATTCCAGACAATCTCAACCGGCACATCGCCGCCATCCTTGGCGCCGTCGACGTACTCTTTGAAAAAGTTAGGCGAGTCGTGGTTGGTGCCGTCCAAATAATCCTGGGTTATGTCAGGCGTGTTCATGACTCGGCACTGTGGGACATCGGCGTAAATCAGAGTTATCGGGTCTTTGCGGCGAAGCTTGGCGCCATGCGCGGCGAGAATGAGTGATGCTGCCATTTAGAATCCCTCCGGTAAAAAGCGTTGAGCGTCAGCCGTCGACTATTCCGGCCATTTAAAAACACCGACTGTCACCGTCGTCACGGCGCTATAAATTATCTGCAATTTTCCGTTAACATCTGTCCAAGTAGAGACAGGCGCAGGCGCTTTAAGTTTTCGGCGCGCGCCGGCTGGAACCGCGACCAAGAGATTGGCCGCGGCAATACCGGGCACCGCGGTGATTTGAGAAACCAGACTGACGTTGATCGGCGAGCCGCCACCGTTGTTAACCTCAATCCATTCTTTTCCTGTGTAAGCGGGCACCGAATCTCCGCCGGCCGCTGCGGAAGCGGGAAGCGTGTCTGTCAGCGAACCATTTACAAAAGGTGTGATTGTTAAATCGGCCATAGCCTATTCCTCCACATGTCTTACTTGCCAAGTCTGAGTGATGTTAAAAACATCCAGTTCCTCGATCGCGTCGATCTCTTTGCTGTCCGACTCGGAGAGCTTTAGGACGCCCAGCAGATCAACCGACAGCACCGCCAGCGGTTGGCCTGGTACTACGTTATCGAGAGCGCGGCGCACTCCGCGGGCCAAACGTTTTGCTTCCAGATAGCCGGTTGAGAGGCAAAAAATTTCAATAGTGCTTTCCACTGCATTGAGCGCGCCATCGACTGTATAGAGCCCGGGCCGGTTGCCGAGCCGGTAAACCAAGCATGGATAAGTCGTGACGCCGGGCTGGAACTGCGGAATCTCAACCGGATAAATCCGATCCCCGACGATCGCGGCGATGCCACCGTTTTCGGCCAGCTGTTGAAATAGCGCTTCTTCAAGCAGCACCTTGATCGGCCTCGAACTTTTGAATCAGCCGCGCCTTGAATACAGTGAACGCCTGGGCGGTGTGCGCCAGCGCGGCGTTGCGGAGAAAATGCAAGCCCGGCACCGGCGTGCGCCGCTTGGCTTTGCTGCGCCGGGCGCGACCCGTCGCCTGCCAGCCCTTTTCCTGAAATTTGGCATAAAACGGCCCGGTTTTTTCGGCCCGGGATAAAAATAACGGCCCGATGCGCAAAGTAGTGACGCCCGACTGGCGCACCTGCAACGCCGAACCGATGCGTTGGCGCAACAGCCCGGGAATGCGGTTGGTCTTTGGCGTTTTTAATACCGGCGCGGCGGCCTGGGCGGCGGCAACGATTGGCTGGGCGGCAAATTGCAGCGCCTCGCCGACGGTCTCGCGGTTGAGCTTTAGCCAGCGCGCGCGTAGCTTGAACATCTCGCGCTTTAGATTTTTGACTTCGACTTTAACTTCCGGCATCTCTTATGCAGCTCGTTTCGCTAATATTTCCAGCGACCGGCGCCGCGCGCCAATGTCGATGACTTCACTGATGTCGTAGGCTTGCCCGTCGAAGATTAGTCGATGCTTGGGCGTCAACCAGTCACGAAAGCGGGCAATAAACTTGACGTCGACGTCGGCCACTGTTTGGTCCGCCTGGGCGCGCTCACTGCCGCGCACCGGGTTGACCGCCATGCGCGCGAAGCCGCGCGAGTGCCATTGTTTGGGCCGCGCGCCAGTGGTATCGCGCACTTCGATGACTTCCTGAATCTCGACTTTGTGGCGTAAACTTCCCGCTTGCATAATTAAACGTGCACAATCGCTTCTGCTGACATCAAAGCGTGATAGCCGAGCGGCATCTCGAGCAACTCATAATCTTTAACGACGCTGTTTTCCCGATTCTCGTAAAAATGGCCGATGGCCAGGCACATTGCCGCCTTGACCTGTGCCGGCACTTTGGCCGCGGCACCGTAGCCGGCAGTGATCTCGATCTGGATCGCTTTATATCCGCAGCGACCATACGGCCAGTAATAGCCCCAGGCCGGGCGGATCTTCGGCACGAATGACGTCAGATTGGTCTGATAGGAAAAGATCTCCAGTGTCTGCTGCGCGCCGGTCGAGTCCAAATACTTCACCGCGTCGACGCTTACCACTGGACGCTTTGTGATTTTAATCTCGTCGCATGGGAAGCTGTCGAGATACATATTCCACTTTTGAGTGGTCAAGCAGACGCCCTTGATCGCCTCGGTATAGCGCGCGACAACGCCGATCAGCCCGTTGACTAGATCGTCATCATCGGTCAAGTCGTCGTCGATGCGCAGCCACTTTTTAACCTCGCCCAAGGTCAAAGCCTCTTCCTTGGCCGGCTGCGTCTGTTGAAACGAATAATTGATCACCGGCGGCGTTTCCTCTTTCTGGTGGCCGTTTCGTGTCCTGGTAAACCGTCTTCCGGCGTTTCTATGTCGCCCTCGTCGCCCTCGTCGCTGTCGTCATCCTCCAGAATAATGCCCCACTGTCTTTCGACGTAGATGTCAGCTTCGGCCTCTTCGAGATCGATTATTTCGCCGGGAATATTTTGGCCGTGCTCGTCGTTGGTATATACTTGGATCAAGACCTTCATTTTATCTAACCCTTCCGAAATTACGCGAGCGCCAACCATTTTACCGGATGCGTGCCGGCATCAAGGAGGTTGCCGTCCGAGCGCATAAAGGCAACAAAGCCGACCTGATCGGTCTGTGCGAACAGCTCATCCAGACGGACTAGCCTAATTTCGGCGACATCGCGGATCTTATATTTCGAGAAATCGCCAAAAAATAGTAGCTTTTGCCCGGTAGTAAACGCCGTGGCTAGCGATTGATTAACGGTGTATGGGCGGCCGAAGAGGCGATCCGGCACGCCCGCAGACATGCCAGGTTGCCAGAGATATTGTCCG